CTGTCTGCGGAGAGCAGCGCGGAGATTGGTCAATACCGGGTCTCCCGGACGCCCTACCTCCGGGAGATTATGGACGCCTTCACCGACCCGAAGGTCCGGCGGCTGATCCTGGTCTCCTCCTCTCAGGTAGGAAAATCCGAGCTGGAGAACAACATCATCGGGTACATCATTGACCAGGACCCCAGCTCTATCCTGTTCATCCACCCCACCACCATTGACGCGAAGGAGTATTCCAAGCTGCGCATCGCTCCCATGCTGCGGGACACACCCGTCCTGCGCCGGAAGGTATCCCCCAGCAAAAGCAGGGACAGCGGCAACACCATTCTCCAGAAGACCTACCCCGGCGGCATCCTGACGCTGTGCGGCTCCACAGAGGCCCACGCCCTGGCCTCCAAGCCCATCCGCTATGTCATCGGTGATGAGCGGGACCGCTGGGCGCAGTCCGCCGGGAAGGAGGGCAACCCCTGGAAGCTGGCCATGGCCCGGCAGATCACCTTCTACAACGCCAAGGCCGTAGAAGTCAGCACCCCCACCATCAAGGGCGACAGCGCCATTGCGGATTCCTTCTATGAGGGGACAATGGAGCGGTGGTGCGTGAAGTGTCCCCACTGCGGGGAGTATCACGACATTGATTTCTTCAAAAACATCCGCTACGAATCCGAGGAAACCATGGTCCACGGCAAGGCCCAGTACAAGGTGAAGAACATTCTGTATCTCTGCTCCGGCTGCGCCTGCACCTCCACCGAGGCGGAAATCAAGCGGCAGCCTGCCAAGTGGATCGCCGAGAATCCGGACGCCTATCAGCGTGGCGTCCGTTCTTTTTGGTTGAATTCTTTTGTCAGCCCCTGGGCCAGCTGGGAGAGTACGATCCTGGAGTATCTGTACGCCCAGGGTGACACAGCGAAGATGCAGGTGGTCTACAACACCCGCTTCGGCCAACTGTGGGAGAACCGTGGAGACACCCAGGACCCGGAGACCATGCTGAAGCGCCGGGAGGCATACGATGCGGAGCTGCCGGAGGGCGTCCTTGTCCTGACCGCCGGCGTAGATACACAGGATGACCGCTTTGAGTACGAGATTGTCGGCCACGGCCACTTCGGTGAGACTTGGGGCATTGAGTATGGCATCATCATGGGCAGTCCGGACGATCCTGCCACCTGGGACAGCTTGGACATGATGGTGTTTGACCGGGTTCTCCGGTTTAAGGACGGCCTGGGCCTGAAGATCAGCAGGTCCTTTGTGGATGAGGGCGGTCACTTTACCAGCCAGGTGCGGCAGCGGTGCCGGGATCGCATCCGAAAGAAAGTGTTCTGCATCAAAGGTGTTTCAGGCCCGGACCGGCCATTTACCGAAAAGCCGAAGAAGATGAAAATCGTTGTGAACAATCGGTATCTGGGCACCTGCTGGCAGTATCAGCTGGGCGTGGATGAAGGAAAGCAGAAGATCATGGATAGGCTCCGTGTAGAATCTCCTGGCCCGAAATACTGCCACTTCCCGTTGCGGGATGACTACGGCCTTGCGTACTTCAACGGACTGCTTTCAGAACATCTGGTGCCGGAGGGGAAAATCCGTCAGCGGTGGGTATGGACAAAAATCCAGGGCCACGAGCGGAACGAGCCGCTGGACTGCCGGAACTACGCTCTGGCGGCGTTTCTAACCCTGCCGGTGAATCTGGATGCCAAGGACCGGCAGCTGAAGAAAGCGCGGGGCAAAGCGGTGGATGCGCCAGTCGCCGCGGCGCCGCCTCCACCCCGCCCCAAACCGAAGAAGAGGGGAGACGCTCTGGATCGGTATTACAACGAATGGTAGGTGCTGACCATGACGGACAAAGTAGAAATCCGTGCGCGGCTGGAGTTCCGAAGGGCCGCGCTGACAAAGCTGCGGGAGGCGTACATCGCCCTGCTGGACGGCGGAGTGAAGAGTTATTCGCTGGAGAACCGCAGCTTGACGCGCTTCGATCTGCCCGACTTGAAGAAGGCAATCGAAGACATGGAGAATGAAATTGACGAACTGGAGGCTCTGCTGCAAGGACGAAAATCCCGGCGGTCCTTTGCGGTGATCCCGACAGACTGGTAAGGAGAGCGGACTATGTATCAGGATAAACGCACCAAACTGTATCTTCCGGACAGCGTCCGTCCTAAAGCCAGCGGCTACAGCGAAGCCGGAGCCAGCCAGACCCGGCGGGCCTTGAAAAATTTCATCGCCCGCAGCAGTGCGCCCAATCAGGACATCGATTGGAATAACTATACGCTGCGCCAGCGGAGCCGGATGCTGTATATGTCCAGCCCTCTTGCCACCAGTGCAATCAACACAGTAAGAACAAAAGCTGTTGGCGTTGGACTAACGTTGAAAAGCTCCATTGACCGGGAGACGCTGGGCCTGTCGCCGGAGGCGGCGAAGGAGTGGCAGAAGCACACAGAGCGGGAGTTCGCCATGTGGACCGGACAGAAGTCCAGCTGCGATGCTACCGGTATGAACGATTTTGCCGGGATGCAGCAGCTGGCGCTGATCTCTTGGTTGATGAGCGGAGACGTCTTTGCTCTGATCAAACGGTACGAGCCGAGCGGCATCCGCCCGTATTCCCTACGGCTGCACATCATTGAGGCCGACCGGGTGCGCACGCCCATGGAATACGGCGGACTGCGGTACCCCGGCATGACCGACGGTGAAAACCCCGACAACCATAACCGCATTTTTGACGGCGTAGAGGTGGACGGCAATGGGATGGTAGTTGCCTACTATGTACACTCCAACTATCCTTGGCAGATCACCAGCAAGGACGATGATTGGGTGCGGGTGGAAGCCTACGGCCAGAAAACGCACCTGCCCAACATCCTCCACATCATGAACAGCGAGAGGCCCGACCAGTATCGCGGCGTGAGCTATCTGGCCCCGGCAATCGAACCAATCCTGCAGCTGAACCGGTATGTGGATTCCGCGCTGACTATGGCTCTGATCCAGAGCTATTTTACCGCATGGATCATCGTCAAGGACCACCCGGAGGACATCCCCTGGGACAGCGTTGGCGGCTGGGACGACATGCAGGCACCCGGCGCGGACGGCGCAGTCCCGGTTCGTCCCCGTACCAATCCGGATGAGCTGGACATGGGGCCGGGGACCCTTCAGACGCTGAAAGAGGACGAAGATATCAAATTCGGAAACCCCAATATGCCTGTCCCTGGCTTCGATGCCTTTGTCAAAACCTTCTGCAAGCTGGTAGGGGCTGGCCTGGGCACTCCCTACGATGTCCTGGTGAAGGAATACAATTCCAGCTATTCCGCCGCCCGTGCCGCCCTCCTGGACGCCTGGGAGGATATCCGTATGCGCCGGAAGTGGTTTGCAGACGATTTCTGTCAGCCGTCCTATGAGAACTGGCTGGCTGAGGCGGTGGCCCGTGGCCGTATCAAGGCTCCGGGCTTTTTTGATGACCCGCTGATCCGTGCCGCGTGGTGCGGCGCACGGTGGATCGGTCCGGTCCAGGGCTCTATCGACCCGCTGAAGGAGGCCCAGGCTGCTGTACTTCAGATTCAGCACGCTCTGAAAACGCATGAGCAGGTCACTAGGGAAATGTCCGGCGGGGATTGGGACGCCAACGTGGAGCAGCTGGCAGCGGAGAACAAGAAGCTGGTTGTCGCCGGCGGCGGGAATGTCCAGGTCACCATGAATTTGAATGAGAAAGATGATGGCAAAGGAGATACAGAATGAGTTTTTTAGACAGATTCTTTCCCGGCTATTCCTATATAGCGTCTGAGCCGCGCCGTCCGCTGATGGCTTTTTCGCCGCCCCCGCAGAACTGTCTCCTTTCCAAACCGTACACAATGGCCCTGCTGGACGGAGAAAACGCGGAAATAACCATGTACGGCGAAATTGTAGACGCCCAGCCGGTAGACTGGTGGACCGGTGAACCCATTGAAGGCTCATACATTATCCAGGCAGAGTTTCTGAAGGATTTGGAGGCGATTGCCGGCGCAAAGGCCCTGACGATCCGCATGGACAGCGTTGGAGGCGATGCTGGCGTGTCCATCCTGATTCACAACCGCCTCCGGGATCTGGCCGCAAAGGGGACCAAGCTGAAATGCATCGTGGACGGAGTCGCCATGTCCGGCGGCTCCCTTATTATGTCCGCCTGCGATGAAGTCGAGGTCAACCCCTCCAGTATCATCATGATTCACAAGTGCTGGAGTTCCCTGTTTGGCGGCTACAATTCTGACGAACTGCGGGAGATTGCAGCTAGAAATGACGCCTGGGACAAAGCCCAGGTGTCCATTTATAGGCGGAAATGCGGCCTGTCCGACACGGTAATTTCAAACATGATGGCAAAAACCACCTACATGACCGGTACCGAGGCGGTGGAAAAGGGCTTTGCAGACAGGGTCCTGGAGGACGCTGAGCCGCTGGACATTGCCGCCAGCGCCGATGGGCGGAGCCTGTTCGTGCGTGGCCGCCCCTTCCACCTGACGCCGGGGATGTTCGCCCCGGACAATATCCCAACGGTCACATCTGGGGCAGAGACCCCGGTTGAGGCAAATAAAAATAGGCCGGCGCAGACCGGCGATGAAGGAGGAAAGACCATGGCAAAAAATCTGGAAGAGCTCCGGACTGAGAACCCGGAGCTGGCGGAGGCCCTGATGGCCGAAGCAACAGCCGCTGTGTCCGCATCCGGCGCACCGGCCACACCCGCGGCGCCCCCTGCCGCGCCACCAGCTGCTCCCGCGGCGCAGGACCCCGATCCGGTCAAGGCGGAGCGGCAGCGCATTCAGGAAATTGACGCGCTGGCGGGCTTGTATGACGCGGAGACCATCCAGGCGGCGAAGTACGGCGAGAACGCCTGCACCGCTCAGGAGATGGCCTATCGCGCCGCCCTGAAAGCGGCCCAGCAGGGCAAGCAGCATCTGGACAATCTGGAGTCTGACTACAAGGCATCCGGCGCCCAGAGCGTACCGGCGGCCAGCGATCCCGGCCAGCCGCCGCCCAAAAGTGAGCAGACCCCGGAGCAGCGCATGACCGCCGCACGGACAGAGGTCAAGGCTCTCTTCGGAAAGGAGGAGAAGTAATCCATGAAGGAACTGCACAGAAAGCTCGGCGAGATGGAGTACGATGGCCTGATTACCGGCCTTAACCCGCCGGCCCGCGTAACCGGCGGCACCATCACCAAACTGTCCGCCGCCGCAGAGCTGAAACGCGGCACACTGCTGGGGAAGGACTCCGGCGGACAGCTGTCCGTTTATGACGGCAGCACCACCCCGGAGGGCATCCTCTGTGATGACACCGAAGTCGGCACGGAGGAGGATGTCCCCGTGGTGGTCTATGCCGCTGGCTGCTTTGACCCGGAGAAAGTGACGGTCGCCGAGGGCTACACGCTGACCCAGGACGACAAGGACAAGCTGCGGACCTACAGCATTATCTTCAAGGCCGCAACCCCGGCCCCGTAAGGAGGAATCACAGTATGGCTGTTTTGAATTTTTTTGATACCTATATCCTGGCCGCCATCATGGAGGAATACGTCCCCAACACGTTTTTCTTCCGTGACCGCTATTTCCCCACCAGCGAGAACGATGTGTTCGCGTCCGATAAGGTGCTGACTGAGTACCGCAAGGGCGACCGGCGCATGGCGGCCTTAGTTTCGGACCGCGTCGGCGACATCCCTATGGGCCGCATCGGCTACGAGGTCCACGAGCTTGAGCCGGCGTACATCGGTGTGTCCCGCTATCTGACGCTGGACGATCTGAAGAAGCGTGGCTTCGGTGAGGCCCTTTACTCCGTTTCCACCCCTGCCCAGCGAGCTGCCCGGCTCATTCGGGACGATATGGGCGACATGGATCTGTGCATCCGCCGCCGGGAGGAGTGGATGGCTGTGCAAACGTTGATCTACAACGCCTGCACTATGCAGACCTTCGTGGACAATGTGACCAAGGGCGAGGAGCTCCATGTCCAGTTCTATGAGGGAACTGCCAGCGACCACCTGTACACGGTGGCAAAGCCTTGGGACAATTTCGCGGAGATGCGCGCGGATGTAATCACTATGTGCCGGATGCTCTCCTACCGGGGCCTCCCGGTGACCGATCTGCTCCTGGGCACTGACACAGCAGACGCCATTTTGGAGTTCAAGGACCTGCGGGAACTGCTGGACAAGAACAGCAACATTGCTGTTGGTTCCATCCGGGAGCAGCTCACCGCATATGTTGGCGTGGTGCTGCTGGGGACCATCAACTTCGGCGGCTTCCAGCTGAATCTGATTTCTGTGGACGAGAGCTACATGGATGACGACGGCACTACCAAGCCCTACTTCCCGAAGACCAGCGCCGCAGTGACGGCCCCCGGATGCGGCCACTTTATGTATGGGCAGATCACTCAGATCGACTACGGCGGCACGGTACCCGTAACGCACCCCGGCATCCGGGTACCGAAGTTCACCATCGACCAGGACAAGGACATTCGGAAGCTCCGCCTGGCGTCCCGTCCCCTGGCCGCGCCCAAGAACTACTGCCCGTGCATCTATGCGGAAGGAGTGGTGAAGTAGGATGGCAATCATCAAGATTTTGCAGGGCGCCTACGGTTCCAGGGATGGAAAAGGGCGTGTACATCCCATCTTCAAGGGAGAGCGGGTTGAGGTTTCGGATCAGGAGGCGCTGCGTCTGGTAAAGCTGGGCGTTGCGGAGATTGTTGGCCCGGCGTCTCCCGCTGTCGCGCCCCAGACGGCCCCCGACCCGGAGCGGATGCCCCAGGATACCGCCGGGGAGGAAACGCCCTCTGGAGCCACGACAGCCCCCACAGGCGAGCCGTCCGACAGCATGAGCGTAGCTGCCCTGGAACGCATGACGAAAGCGGACCT